TGCAAATGGAGGATCTCCTAATGGAAGAACGATTTCCCGCATACTGTTTCACCACACAGGGCCTAGGAGTAGTAAATGATTGTCGTGTACTTGGACAATCACATACGCTCCCCCCCATGTAGAACAGTACCTTTTGAAATCTAAGGCCTAATTGCTCTTTCACCCGACAACACCACCAGAGGACCGGACACTAGTACCGATCGACTGACATCTGTCAGTTCCATACGCTCCCTGCGACTATGGCACGATTCATCACCCTGAATATGGGGTTCCTTTGTCGAATATTAGAATTCCTGCAAGCTCATTCAAGAGTAGCTTTCCAAAAGAATAGTAGACTTCAGATAGTTCACTATTGTCGCCAGTTGGCGGCCTATTGCCTATGATAGTGGTTGGACCTCTACCAAGAGTTCTAGCTTCAAACGAGTTGGGCTCTCGTGGTTCTCTTACCTTGAGAATCAGCAGAGAAGAATTTCTAATACATTAATATCTTTATTTAACCGCGATGGCGTCGGGCCATTCTGATGTGATAACACCGCGCATCGGAAAGTTAAATAACCGGGTACACCTAAGTGAGCTACCCTGATCTTGTTGATTACGCAGAGAACAGCTATCTGCGTCGTTTACTGGTTTCGAAACCCCTGACTTGTTTAACGTCGGTCAGGCCGGACGGAAGAATCGTCATCTAGACGTATGCTACATTGAAAGGTACTATGTAGATATACGAGGAGGAGACGACAGCCCCACTAACGGTAAGATGTAAGACATCGCCTGCGGCTGCAGTAAACAGGTACCAAGCATCTAAAGTATCTGCGGGCCCCGAGATTCCGTTCCCAGCCGCCAGAGGCGTCACGGTTCCAGAGAAGGGTCCACTATTCAACAGTGTCGTTCCATTGACACTGAGGACAGCCAGATACGTACCCGCTGTACCGAATGTCAAATCATTTGAATCATTCGTCAGCAGAGGGATGTTTCCTATTGGAATGGAAGCATCACCTAGAGGGTTAGCGTTGTCCACCGCCCCACCGGAAGTTATCTTCGCAGAAGTGAAGGGAGCAGGAGCCGGGGCAGCTAAAGGTTCTAGCTGCGGAGTAATAAGTTCAACGTCGTAAACGACGTACAATTCACCGATGTCAGTTGTATTCGGGGACCCTTTGGTCGCTACGAACATATTGGCAACATCGAAAAGCTTAATGTCTTTATTGGCTGCTAAGGCCGCATTTCGCAAGGTGTATTGTTGGAACTTATGAAGATCTTTCTTATCGTGAGTAAAGATGCATTCTGCCCAGACAGCGGAACGAACAGAATTATGGTTAGCCATCAACTCCTGTTTCGTCGCCGGGACAGACGCTTCATCTACATCGTACTCAGCTGCGAGCATCACCGTTCCAGCGGTCGCAGATGATTCCTGTGTCTCATATTCAAAAGCTAATGAATTGAAACGATAATTCTCATAGCGGCCGCAGAGCCCGGATAACCATGGGAAGGTCACCGCCATCCCTGGATTTATGGGATAGCTTATGAGAGAGAAAGCCGTAGAACCAACCACATCGGCGATGAATTCGCGATGTTTGATTCGGATACGACCATCCGACCCAAAACCGGATGAGGAAACTGACGGAACATCAGTTCTCATGATCCGGCTCTGAGCCGCAGGAACGGAGTAGACTTTACCCTTTCCTCTGGTAGAGGCGAGCTTATTCTTCTTTTGATTAGGGTTCCCCTTCTTGGAGGATCGATTAGGCATCGGACCTGATCGTTTTTGGTTTGGTTTAACGTTTGTGTTCATGTATGGGATCCGCCTGAACAAGCGGACTGTACATCGTTGCAAACCCCAGAGGGGCTCATCCGTGCAGTCTCTCGACGTTTATGACCGAAATCAGTCAATTTAGTACGGAACTATTAAGGGATTCCTAGGGACACCCCACCGTTTTGGACAATTTGATTACAACAACCCCATGGCTAAGTTTAAACGACATTCCAGGTCGAAAACAGGTTACAATAAGCTCGCGAGATCCGACAGAAAGTCGGGCTCTGCTGGGACATATTCAGTAACTAGCCAAGGCGCAATAAGCACCCAGCTCGCAATGCGAACCCCTTTCGTATAATACGGATCGGAGATTCCCTCACGTGTTGTGAACACAATACCCTCAGCTCCAATTTTACCGTTTTCCTCCTCAATTTCACAGGAGTTTACGTAATTGTAGTAGCTAGGGCCTCGTCGCTTTAACATCGCGACATACTCGGGACCGAGTTTCGGTATCGGCTCGACAAATCGAACAGGACAACAGAACTGCCAAGTCTTCGTTTGAAAACGGGTCAACGCTCGGGAGAGGTATGATATCTTGTAATCTGATACCACCTTATCCTCACGTTCCCATGGCGCAGTTACAGGAGCAGGGCTACGGAGTGGAGACCCCCTTAAGGGGGTCATCACATCATAGTCCTGTCCTGGTGCCTGAGGACAACAAAACGCGGCGAATGCACGCGATTCGTAATTCACTCGATACTTCCATCCCGGAGGAGGAATTACACCCATCCCACCTAAGGGCTCACTCACGAATAAGTTCCTCGTGATAAGCCGCATACGACCATTGATCAAGAGAAACTGTTTCGTTTCCTTCTTGATAAGATCGCCATTAAGGCGGAGGTAGTCTTTCAACCCTCGAATACGATCTAGTGATCCTTCGAGGAAAAGATTCATACAAGAACCAAGGCCAGGGGCCGAGTCAGGTAGATCTTTATGTTCAAGAAAGCCTTCAACCCACGATTCCGGAAGGAATTCGTTGCGGTTTGTAATCCTTTCCCTCTCCTTCTTCCTCCCATCGTTCGTCATCTGTTTCTGAACCTTGTGCTGATTGAATAACATTCCCGTGTTCAGGAACGGAATAGCAATCGGACAAATCCTTTTAGGATTATCAAGGGTAACATCGGAATGAGCCAGTGTGGCCGCATCCCGCGACTTCGGATCGGAAGAGTAGAGAAGACCGGTATTCTCGATTTGAGACGGTATTGCGCGCAGATTCATGTGAAAACTAGCACTGTTCATATTTGCATAAGAATAATGATGATAGGCTTTCCCGACGGTCATTTTAAGACCAAGGATAGCTCCAAGACGCTCATGTCTACTCCAAAGTTCTATAGGAGCAGAATAAAGCATATCATCACCATTTATGAGAACATGGTTCAGAGGATCATCCACCAGGTTACCAATAACCTCAAGGTAGAGACCAAGGTTCGCTAAACAAAGGATAGGGAATGAAAGAATTCCTCCCATTAACTGGCCATTTTCCATATTGCCAGGAGTGAACTCATCCTTTGTAAGACGAAACTTTCCAGTTTTCGGGTCCTCAGTCATCGGGTATTCGATATCATGGAGTCCTAGGACGCTTAAAGCGTGTTCTTGATACTCCAAGGGGAGATCTTGAACTAGGTAATTCATAATAGTCCGAGAATATCGGTAACTGAGCCCATCTGTCGCATTAGAGTAGTCAATACTAAACCATTCCCAGGAACTCTTATGCTCATGAACTATAGACAGAAGGTCGGTAGGACCAAGAGGTCTACCGATGAGTCTGAATGGATTCATCGATCTCATCGCCGTGTGCAGCACTTTTTGTAAAGGCTTCACAAGGTAATAAGATTGAGCAGAACCTTTAGAGATAACTCGTATCTTAAAGGGCTCCGGAACGGCTTGAATGACAGCTCGACATCTACCAGGAACAAACTCCTGGAGATTAGACCAGCGGGGACAGGAAGGGATTCTTGTTTCCACAACGGAGGAGGATAATCCCCCACGTTTGACAATGCGCTCGAAGTATTCCATTCGAACCAAGTCACTTTCTCCGACACTCGACAATCTGCGAGTATAGCCAGATAAGTAGCTAAGAAATCCTTGTTGACCACCCTCTGATCTGAGAGCCTCAAAGCAAGCATTTTGCGATGTACTCCCCTCAATGGCAGAGGAGTACCGTAGATCTGAATTTCTAACAGCACTACGGACTTTATTGAGAACCCTTCGGAAATGAGGGTTCTCCATGATACTACTAACAAGACCTTTCTTTTCCAGACAAGGATCCGCGGAGCCCAAAAGCTTCCTATGTTCGAGATAAGTATCAATAATTAGTTCGTCACTAACGGAATTTGCGCATCTTTTGGTTTGTAACCAAGAATACCAGAAATGGGTATTCTTCTTGCAAAAGACTAAATAACGTGGCTTAAGCCAGCGCTTTAAAATTCCTTTAGGACAAAAAGCCAGACCATCCTCAC